GGAAGCCCAGAGGTACTGAGCGGTCTCTCCCCAGTGTTTTTTTCAAAGCGACGGTAAAGGATTGGCTATGTCACAAGGTGCCGTTTCTGAGGCCGCAAAGTCCGGTACAACCCTGGACCTACTCATCGCCACACGTGAGCGTATAGCCATGTCGGTTGATGACCCCAAGACCACTGGTGCCCCACTCGCCGCACTAACGAAGCGACTCATGGACATCGCAAAAGAGATCGAGTCTATCGAGACGGAGGAGTCGGAGGAGTCAGAAGATGCCCCGACCCCAGACGAAAGCTTCGACCCCGCGACTCTCTGAGATAGCGCGACACCTCAACTCCCCTACCGGAATTGTCACTACCGCTTGGCCGTCTGTCCGTGATCGCTGCAAGGCTTTCGGCATCGGCTTCGACCCTTGGCAGCACGGCATTGGAAGTCTTTCTCTAGCCAAGCGAGCCGATGGGAAGTATGCGGCGACCGTTGGCGGAGTGGTGCTGTCGATCCCCCGCCAGACCGGAAAGACCTACCTCATCGGATGGCTCGTCTTTGCTCTCTGCACGCTAAACCCTAACCTCACTGTCATCTGGACAGCGCACCACTCGCGCACGTCGGATGAGACGTTCGGCAAGATGCGGACGATGGCGATGAAGCCGCGTGTCCGCAAGTACATTAACGGCAAACCACGCACGGCGAACGGCCAGCAAGTCATCGAGTTTAAGAATGGCTCCCGCATCCTCTTTGGTGCCCGCGAGTTTGGCTTCGGTCGAGGATTCGACAAGGTCGACGTGCTGATTCTTGACGAGGCTCAGAAACTCACCGAGAACGCAATGGGCGACATGGTGCCGGCAACGAATGCGGCACCCAATGGTCTCGTGTTTCTCATGGGTACGCCGCCGCGTCCGGGCAAGGATAGCGGCGAGGTGTTCACTGCACGCCGAAGTGACGCTATTGATGGCGATGCGGACACTGCGTTCGTTGAGTTTTCGGCAGATCCCGACGCGAAGATTGTTGACTGGACCCAGCTCGCGAAGGCTAACCCTTCTTTCCCTCATAGAACTGGCAAGTCTGCGATTCTGCGGATGCAGAAACTCCTTGGCTCAGATGACAACTTCCGCCGTGAGGCGTATGGCATTTGGGATGACGCGAAGGCCGCGGCTCGCTTGGTCGAGCCAGGTGTCTGGGAGAACCTCACTGGCCCGACGCCAACTGAAGGACGCGTCGCATATGGCGTGCGGTTCTCGGCAGACGGCTCGCGGATGGCTATTGCCGTTGCGGAGACTTGCGAGGATGGGCGCCCGTTTGTTGAGGTGCTCGAGTCGGCCTCTACGTCAGTCGGCCTAGCGAACGTCACTAAGTGGCTCGCGGAACGTTGGCGCGATGCTGACTCGATTGTGATCGACGGCAAGTCGATGGCGGGGTTGCTCACTGAGGAACTCATCGCGGCTGGTGTTCAGCGTCGTCGCCTGGTGCGCCCCACCTTCGAGGGCATCATCACGCTAAGCGCCCACCTCATTGAACTCATCAAACTGGGCGACATTACGCACGCGGGCCAGCCGGGACTATCCCGTGCGGTATCTGCCGCTGGCCGTCGCCCTATTGGAAATCAGGGCGGATGGGGATTCCTGTCACTCGAGGAAGACGCCGACATTCCAGCAATGGAGGCTGTCGCGCTTGCGGTGTCTGGCCTGAAGAACAGGGGTAGGCGCCCGAAAGACGGCAACTCAAATACTCGCGGAAATTCTGGCGGCAGACGAAAGGCACAGGTGATGTGACATGGCGCATACGCCCATCACCATCACGGGACTCTCTAAAGACGAGAACTCCGTCGTGAACACGATGCTTGAGCAGATATCCGACAAGTTGCGCCGCAATGTTTTGCGCCGTTCGTACTACGAATCCAAGCACGCGGTGCACCAGGTGGCGGCTATTCTGCCGCCCGCATACAGCAACCTTGCGACGACGGTGGGCTGGACGGCGAAGGCTGTCGACATGCTGGTGCGTCGTTGCAACGTGGACACGTTCACGTGGACTGGCGGCGACCTGTCGAGCCTTGGTTTCGATGAGTTGTGGTCAGACAATGCGCTCGGTTCGGAGATCGGCCAGGGTGCTACGGCCTCCCTGATTCACGCGTCGGCGTTCGTGTCCACAGTGGCAGGCGAACCCGGCGAGCCGGACGTCGGCATCCACTTCTTTGACGCCCTGGACGCTACCGGCATCTGGAATGCCCGCACCCGTCGTCTGAGTGCCGGGCTTGTTATTGACGAGCGCGGCACGAGCGATGCCAGTACAGACAACGGGCAGCCGATCGGCATCACCTTGCACCTTCCAGGCATCGTATCCACCTGCGAGAAGGTTCGGGGCATCTGGACCCAGGTGTCACGCTCTGAGCACGGTTACGGGATGACGTTGGACCTGTTGCCATATCGTCCGCGCACTGGTCGCGCGTTCGGTTCCTCGCGTATCTCGCGTCCCATGATGGCGATTCAGGACATGGCTATCCGTGAACTGTTGCGCCTCGAGGGTCACATGGACGTTTACTCGTTCCCTGAGATGTGGATGCTTGGTGCTGACACGTCGATCTTTGGCGACAACGCTGACCCGTTCCAGGTGATGCTTGGTCGCATCAAGGGCATCCCCGACGATGAGGACGCGGTCAATCCGCGCGTCGACGTAAAGCAGTTCTCGGCGTCGTCCCCCGAACCTCACCTCGCGGCACTGAACGCACACGCCAAACTGTTCGCACGCGAGGCCGGACTCCCAGACTCGTCGCTGGCGATTACCCAGCTGGCTAACCCGACGAGCGCCGAGTCCTACGATGCCGCACAGCACGATCTCATCGCGGAGGCCGAGGGTGCTACTGACGACTGGACTCCGGCACTTTCCCGCGTGGTTGCTCGTGCACTGGCGATGAAGGCCGGCGATCCTGAACTGACCGCGGCCATTGAGCCTGACCTACGTCCGAAGTGGCGTCCTGCACAGTTCTTGTCACGTTCCGCTGAGGCCGATGCGGGCATGAAGCAACTGTCCGTCCTGCCGTGGCTCGCTGAGACGAGTGTGGGCCTAGAACTATTGGGCCTCACTGACGATCAGGCGCGGCGTGCGCTCGCTGAGAAGCAGCGTGCAGAGGCGTCGGTCAGGGTGGCTGACTTGCTCAATACTCCTGACGCCACGCAACTGTAGGCGTCATGGTCGACATGCTGACGCTCGAATATAGGGCGAACATTGCGAAGATTGAGGCACGGTCAGCGCGTCGCATCGCTAACTCGTGGCGCTCACTAAGCCTCGACAATGTGGCAACAGTTCGAGACGCAATGACCGACGTAGTTCTCGCCAATGGCATCGCCTATGGCGAAACAACGTCACTACTTGCGGCCCAGTATTACGACGATCTGCGAGTGTCCGAACGTGTGCCGTCTAAGTATGTGGCCGACATTGCCACGGACTTCGACACGGCAGCCACCGCGGGGTCGATTCGTTGGGCCGTCGATCCGCTCAATGGCGGATCGTCTACGGACGCACTGGCACGCGTGCAAGTGGTCGGCAGCGGGATTGTTAACGCGATTGCTTCTCAAACGGTGATGCGCAATGTCGGTGCAGACCCAAGGGCTCAGGGATGGAACCGCGTAGCACGCGCAGGGTCATGTGATTTTTGCGTGATGTTGTCGCAACGTGGCGCTGTTTACAAAAGCGCTACCGCCGATTTTGCGGCCCACAACAACGACAAGTGTTCCGCTCGCCCGTCATGGGACGCAAGCGCCCCAGAGGTTGACGTGAAGGCATACGAGGCTTCACAGAAGACTACTCGACTGCGCGAGCTCGACAAGGCCGACGGCGGTAACCGTCTTGCGCACCATCAGGCAAATATCGCCGGATGGATTGAGGGCAACACGAAGACGCTCGACGCGTTCCGTTCGGAACTGCTCTAACTGTCCCACCACCTGGTGGGGGTAACGCTACGTGCGCGTAAAAGCACGGACCAATGGCCGACGGGCCGTAAGCGGAGGAATCACTCATGGCTGAAGAAGTAACTACGCCCGACGTCACTGAATCGAAGGCGGACGACTGGAAGGCTCCGGCCACCCAGGACGAACTCAATCACATCATCGAGGGCAGGCTGGCGCGCGAGCGTGCAAAGTTTGCTGACTATGACGCCGTGGTCGCGAAGGCCGCTGAGTTCGACAAGGCCCAGGAAGAGGGCAAGACCGAATTGCAGAAGGCGCTCGACGTAGCGGCGGCATCCAAAACGGAGACCACCACTGAACGTGAACGTGCTAACCGCGCCGAAGTCGCACTCGTCAAGGGCCTCACCCCCACGCAGGCCAAGCGGCTTGTGGGCAGTACGCGCGAGGAACTGGAAGCCGACGCCGACGAACTCCTCAAGGACCTCAAGGCTGACGCATCGCGCGGCCCTCGTGCACCCCACCAAAAGACATCACAGTCGGACCCCAAGGACGACCCAATGCGCGAGTTCGCGCAGAACTTGTTCAAGTCCGGCGAATAACCCCTAGAAGGAGAACGCAATGACTTCATTCGCAACCGGATCACTCACGATCCCGAAGCAGAAGCTCGACCCGTGGCTCGGTGCCATCAAGAATGGTTCCGCAGTAGCGGCCCTGTCCAACTCGATCCCGATGACCTACGGCGAAGGCGAGAGCTGGACGTTCAGCATCGGCGAAGCGGAGTACGTCGGAGAGGGTGGGGACAAGGGCGCATCGACCGTCACGCCGACGACCAAGACGGTTAAGCCGTTCAAGTTCCACAAGACCCTCCGCTTCAATGAAGAGGTTCTGTGGGCTGACGAGGACCGCCAGTTGGCTGTCATCGACCAGATCCTCGCCGAGATTCAGCCGTCACTTTCGCGTGCGCTGGACTTCGGTGTGTTCCACGAGATCAACCCGACTGGCGGAGCCATTGTGGCCGCTATGAACGGTGGCCTCACGGACACGACGAACCTGGTCGAGTACGTCGCAGCGAACAAGCCCTACGTGAGCCTCGACGCGGCAGACGCGCTCGTGCTTGCTGACGGGTTCATTCCCCGCGACATCGCACTGTCCCCGACCTACGCGTCAAAGTTCTCGGCACTGCGCGGCACTAACTCCGAGCAGAAGTTGTACCCCAACTTCCAGCTCGGAACCGAGGTGTCCGAACTTGATGGTCACCGCGCGTCCGTGTCCAACACGGTCGACGGCACTGGCGTGCTCGCCGTTGACACCAAGGTCCTCGGCTTTGCCGGTGACTTCAGCGCGATCCGCTGGGGCATCCAGAAGTCGATTGGCCTTGAGGTCATCAAGTATGGCGACCCCGACGGTGGTGGCGACCTCAAGCGCAAGAACCAGGTCGCGTTCCGCGCCGAGGTCGTTTACGGCTGGGGCATCGCTGACCTGAACGCGTTCGCCAAGATCCACGACCTGGTCTAATGCCTCGTCTTCGTAACATCCAGTCCGGTGCAGTCGTCTCGTGTTCTAGCGAGACGGCTGCCCGGCTGGGCGGCGAGTGGCAGCCAGTCCCCGCTGTGAGTCCAGTAAAGCCCGCCAAGGAGGTAGCCCGCAATGACACCACTAGCAACAAGCGCGGACGTAGTAACACGCCTCGGTCGGGCACTCACAGCAACTGAGACCGTTAAGGTCACCGGACTTCTCGAAGAGGCGTCCGTCAAGGTCCTTGCCCATTTGGGTAAGGGCGAATCCTACTATGACGCACTGACGATTCCGGCAACGGTCTCAATTGTCACGTCCCGCATGGTTGCCCGCGTACTCGAGCAGGCGCCGGCAGGCATGGTGCCCGGTACGCAGCAGACCGGCGTCACTACGGGGCCATTTTCGAATCAGACCACGTTCGTGGCTGGCTCGTCGAATGGTTCCCCGTGGCTCTCCCGTTCGGATCGTGCGGACCTGAACAACGTCCTTGGTGCTAACAAGGTGTTCGCGATCGACACGGTGGCATCGAGCTACTACGACATCGCTACCAACACGTCATACGTTACCCCGGCAACGTTCATTGACGGCGTGACGCCATGACCTACACGGGCGAAACGGTGACTCTCATCCGCGAGTCTCCCGGTGGCTTCGACGCATACGGCGACCCGCTCCCGTCGACGTCCACGGAGATCCCGGTGACCGACGTCAAGGTTGCGCCCCGCACATCGTCCACAGACGGTACGGGCGAGCCGACTGAGCGCGGCAATGAGGGCGTGGTGATCGGGTGGGCGTTGTATGCGCCCCCCGGCACCGTCGCCTATTACACCGACACGGTGCGTGTCCGTGGCGTTGTGTGCCGCGTTGAGGGTGAGATCGCCGACTGGCCTATGGGCGTAGTCATTAACTGCACGAGGGCGTGAGCATGGTCATCAAACTCGATTATGACGGCATCGGCGAAGTGCTGCGCGTGCAGATGGCTAGGCCCGTGCGCGAGGCCGCTGAACGTATCGCCGAAGAGGCCAGGAGTTCTGACCACATCCATGGCGGCAAGGTCAGCACTAAGGACTTCACCACCGACCGTGCGGTCACGGTCGTCATGTTCTCTCAACCCAACGCCGCAGCCATCGAAGCCAAGCATGGCTTGCTCACCAAGGCTGCAGCCGCAACGGGGCTCGAGGTTAAGTCGAAGAAGGGCGGGAAGAAATGACTAAGCCCGTAGCCATTCCTACTGACGCTGAGCGCGCCACTGTTGACTACCTCACCGCAGCACTCGCCACACGTGGGCAGAACGTCACGTGTGGCGTCAACGAGCCGACACCTTGGGCCGATGCCACCAAGCCGCACGTGCAGGTCATGTCGGACGGCACACCTAGCGCCACCTACCCGATGACGGCAGCCGTAACCATTCGCCTCACCGCATGGGCTACCGGTACGACCGCGGCGAAGTCGCTGGCCGGCCTCGCTCAAGGAATCATGCTCGCGCACCCAGGTGGTGGCGGCATTCAGTCAGTCAACTTCCTTACGGGTATGCAGCCGACCAAAGACGCCGACACGGGCGCACAACTCGCCACTGCAACGGTGCGCGTCAACACCTCGTACTCCGAGGCGTAACTAAACTCCCTCACCTTCGGGCGAGGCGAACCGCGATTCCACCAACCACTCCCGAAGGAGACATCATGACCGGCACCACCGCCAATGCATCAGTCTGGGCCAACGCCGAGGTCTGGGTAGCACCAATCGGCACAGCACTTCCCGCAGACGAGTCCGCCGCGTTCGGCGCGGGATGGGAAGCGGTCGGCCTTCTCGACGGCTCCGCAGGTTTCGAGTACAGCCGCTCCGAGGACAAGAAGGACCACTACGCATGGGGCGGCATCCTCGTTGCCACCACGCGCAAGAACCACAAGTCGATGTACAAGTTCACGGCGCTTGAGGACAATGCCACCACCCGAGCCCTCGCATC